ATGAAAAAATTTACAATAAATAATGCGCCTTCTCAAAAGGGAAAAGTTGCTATAGTGACAGGTGCTAATGATGGTATTGGTTATGAAACATCTTTAGGGTTGATAGGTAAAGGTGTTAAATTGATAATGGCTTGTAGAAATAAAGAAAAGGCTGAGTTTGCTATGGCTAACATTAAGATCAAATATCCTGAAGCAGATTTATCTTATATTCAACTTGATTTGAATAGTTTGAATAGTGTTAGATCTTTTGTCATTGAATTTAAAAAAAGACATCAAAAATTAGATTTACTAATTAATAATGCTGGTATTATGGTACCACCCTTTTCAAGAACTGAGGATAAATTCGAAAGTCAAATGGGAGTTAATTATTTTTCTCATTTTTTATTAACCGGCCTTTTAATGGATGAATTGAATACAGCGGATCAAGCAAGAGTTATTTCTTTAAGTAGTATCGCACACAAATCTGCAAAAATTAATTTTGATAATTTGAATAGTGAACAAAAATATTCGAAAATGCGTGCGTATGGACAAAGTAAATTAGCGTGTTTAATGTTTTCGTATGAGTTGGATAGAAAACTTAAAAGTTCTGGAAGCAAAGTGATTTCTGTAGCAGTGCACCCAGGTGCTTCTCCTACTAATTTAATGAAACATTTGCCTGCATTTGCAAATAAAATATTAATACCACTTGTAAAGCCGTTGTTTAATTCACCTCAAAATGCTGCTATGCCAACGCTTATGGCTGCCATGGATCCGTTAGTTAAAGGAGGTGATTATTTTGGCCCTACAGGGTTTGCTGAAATGAGCGGAGAACCAGCTTTAGTAAAAGCGAAACCTTATGCACATGATAAGATTGTAGCTAAACAGTTATGGGAAATTTCTGAAAAATTAGTCGATTTTAAATTTAATTAATCTATAAAGAAACTGCCTAGTTATTAGACAGTTTCTTAGTAATAAATGTAGTTGCAGTTGTCATGCTATGTTTTCTATTTCTTCATCCGCCATTCAGTGTATGTTGTTTGTGGTCGCTACGTTTAGAATAAAGAAAATAAACGGGTTAGCTTACTTTTTCGTAAACCCAATGTGATTAAGTATTTTACCATCTATAAACGTTTATTATTCTTGTTGATTAACTTGACATAATTTCATAAAGTTAAACATATGTTCATTAAAAACATGGATAGATAATTAGTACTTTTGATTTTTGTCAATAGGTATAAAATCAAGGACAAACTCTCCTATTGGTTACGGGTATTTGCAAATTTTCTCTTTTTATATTTAAGATTAATAGGCAATTGTTTTTGATTTAATTTTTTAAAAAAATGAAAAGGCTACTGTTTTTTTTATAAATTGCATTTGATTTTAAAATTATAAAAAATATAATCGGCAAAATGAATTGTACACAAACTCAAAATGAAATGTACTCATAAAAAAGAACCTCACACTTAATTGTATGAGGTTCTTTTCATTTATATTGGATAGTTAGCAGTTAACTGCTCTATCTTAGTTTTACGCTTGGTTAACTTAGCACCATTGGAGGCTGATAGCGTTTTCTCTATCTGTTTTGTGTACCAACCATTAGCCTCTGTGTATTCCTTTAAAATGTCTGAAGGATACGTACTTAACAGAAACTTACCTTTAACCTTTGTAAGAGCATCTAAATCACGTCTGAAGTGTTCGTGAGTATATCCACCGTAATGACCTTGATTAGTATCAATATAAGGTGGATCAACATAATGAAAGGCTTTCTCAGTATCTCTGCTTAAAATAACCTTGTGGGCATCATTCTGCTCAATTTGGGTATACTTTAATCGTTCTGATAATAACTCATCAAACGCATCAATTTTGTTTTGAACCGTTCTAGCTCTTTTGTTTCTATCATAACCCCAAGAACCTATCTTACAAGAAAAACCTTTTTACGCAGTTCAAAGTAACTGTGTTTTAATACTTCATAGAAATTAACTATGTTCATATTTACATCATTAATAACTTCACATTTAGAAGGATCTTTAGCCCAATATACAGCACCACCACCAAAAAAGGCTTCAGTGTAGATTTCATGTTCAGGTATTAATGGTAAAATACTTTTAACCATCATTTGTTTACCGCCGTAATAGCTTATGGGCGTTTTAATTTTCTTAGTTGTCACACTATTCATATTATATATTTATTTATTTGTTGTTTAAATTGTAATTAAACGACTTTTAATAGTCGTTTTGGTTTTCGATATAATCTTAAATATTATTGTTATAATTCTGCACTCCAACTAAAATTAACTACACCAGTTGTAAGTATTTTGTTTACTTGAAAAGTAGTAGGTGTTATATTAGAATACCACAAATTTTCACTACTATCACCGAAACAAATTATTTTATCAGGCGTTACGCTTAATCCATGAGTAATTACAACAGTTGAATCTCCATTTGCAATTACACCATTACCTGAATTTTCCGTAATATATCCAGTATTGTTTTTAATAGTGTGACCAGTCCCCCCAATAGTCATACTTAAATCTTTATTGTTTTTTATGGTACAATTAGTTGGGAAACCCCCAAAGTTTAACATTCTTACACATGGTCGTCCTTGACTGATGTTGTTAAGTATTTTTATACCACTACAAGGACCTCTTAAATCTACAAAACCGACACCTACTGAGGCTGAATCAGTATTTCCCTTGATAGTCACGTTACCACTAGCACTAGGTAAAACTCTAATACCACTATTTGTAGTTTGAAATTCACGATCATCAATAGTAACCATCCCTGAAGCATTCATAACTTGTATTCCAAACGCACCTACATGGGTGTTATCATTAATGTTTAAACCTGATGCGTCATAAATATCTATAGTATAACTATTTCCGCCGATAGATTGAATGTAATTAGAGTCTATGTCGAAACTTTGTTGATTAGACCTAAACTTTATGCCTAAAACTGAGTTTTTTATTTTATTATCTGATATGTCTCCTCTGATTGGTCCAGTATCTGCTATAACACTACCCACGACTATGTTTGCTATTTGACTGCCATCTATAGTGTTATTATTTATAGACGGACTCTGAACCCCTGCTATATTTACACCTACGACATTTGATAATATCTTACAGTAATTGATAGTAGAATTATCACCTTTTATATCCACACCACAAGCATCAAACTTAACCTGACCAGTATTATTATTAAATCTGCCAAAACCATTACCTTCTATAGTTGAGTGTGATAGATTTGAGTAGTCAAAAGCATTATGCACCCCTACACCCTCATTGTGTAGTATTAGGCAATGTTGTATTTCAACATGACTACCTACACCATTAACCTTGTCTAAATCTATACCATCAGTTGCGCAGTCATGAATGTATACATCTCTTAATGTAATACGTTTACCACCTTTAATGTCTATTCCTTCATCCTCACCGATACCCCAAGAAGATGGATCGAGTCTAGCCTTATTTCCGGCTATTCCTAATGAGCAAATCATTACATTATTAGCTGAATTAGTTAAGATTAAAGGTGTATCGATATCGACATCATCACCTACCTTAAGGTTTCCGAGGAACATTCCGGGACCTATAAGTAAACCATTGCTGTACATCTCTAAACAGTAGTCTTTTGTTGGTATTCTTGAGTTTATATAATATTCACCTGTAGACAACTCAACTGTTATTCCACCTAGATTTTTAGAAATTTCATTACATAGTTGAACTGCTGGCCTATCATCAAAAGTGTTATCGTTTGTTCTCGCACCAAACCACTCAGGATAAATTTTATTTATAGACCAATCCCCAAGAAGCATAATATTAGTATCAAATTTTTGGTTTAACTCTGAATCAATTATAGTTTTATTACCAACTAAATCAAATCCTCCTCCGTTTATTTTTGAGTTGTCAAACGTTAAAACAACACTGCTTGGTAATATTTTGCTTTCGTTTAAAGTTATATCTCTAGTAATAATCCAATCACCAGCTATTTTTTTTGATATAGCGTTATCTAATTCTACTAAACTTGAAATAGATACAGTTTTTATACTTAATCTAAAAAAAAATTACTGCTAAGTGCTGTTATTAATTCGTTTATGTCAGTTGCTACAATTGGTGGTTCACAATTTTCTTTATCAACAGTTGAATAAGAAACAACTAAACCTTTATTTGACTCCTGTACACTTGAATCATCAGTAATAATTAAAGAGTTTGCTGTTGTTGGATGCTTTAAGACTTGTTTGCTTGATGTAAAACTACCAAGAACGTTTCCCTCCCCATTAAGAACTAATACATTACCATTTACTAGTTTTTTAAAAATCATGATTTAATTATTTTTTAATATTTGTTTTAAATTTCTTCCTATTTCTAAGGTTGCATTTAATGCATCTGTATACGCTGCAAAAAAGGCATTAACGTTACCCGTAGTTAGCATGAACACATTAGAGTCAATTGTTGCTATTTCTGTGTCAGTATATAATCCTGCTTGTTTAAGTATGAATAAATTTCCCCAATTTAGTTGAGCGTTTTTGGATAAACTAAACACCAAATTATCAAAGGTAAATCCACTTTCAATTGTTGAATTTGTTTCCTGGTCTATTCCTTTTAAATCAGATTCTAATTTCTTAGTATCATCTAAGTTTAAATCAGCTGTTGTTTTATTGATAACTGATAATTCACCATCATTTAAACTGTATTTTTTACCTTCTAATAATTCAGGTATTTCTTCAAGTAGCAAATATTCTCCCGTAAATAAATCAAATTTAGGTGGAACAGGTGTTACTATATTAACACTCCCATCATCTTGTTTTGTAATAAAATAATTCATTATAGTATAATTTTAAGTAAGTAAATTCCAAGCAGTTCCATCATGTAAATACACATCATAAGTTCCATTATTATCCGCATAATACATGTCTCCCTCTCCGTAATTTATAGGGTTTGGTAAACTTTGATTTGCTAACCCTAAATAGAATTTAACAGCACTAGATGAGGCTTGTTTAGCATTAATTAAAGTATAATTAGCTAATCTTGCTGTTCTTACTGCTTTAGCTGTAGCCAAAACGTCCGTATCATCTAAATCAGTAGAATCACTTTTTGCATTTGGTAAATTTTCCAAACCAATTAATGTTTTGGTCACTTGAAAATCAATTGCCGTTGTTAACTAAAAATGCGGACATATATTTGTCAATTGCTACACCTTGCTGTGCTTCAGGAATATTAGCTAACGAACCTAATACACTTGATAAATTATCATTAACATGTACCATTGCCTCAATAAGCTCATCAAAGTTTTGTTCAGTTGGTTTTTTACCTGTTTCAAAATAGGTTTTTAATATACTTCTTGCTGTTGCCATTAATAAAAGTTTAAGGTGTATTTTCTTCCTGCAGGTATTATTTTACTGAGGAATGATTTAATTTCGTTTTCGTTTGGTTGACCTGCAACTGGTATGTTCACCACAAAGATGTTTGATTGTACAGAGTCGGATAAATAAACACCTAACTGAACACCAGACAAATTTTTTAAATGATTTTCAACCACAATGACTTCAGCTGTTAAATTGATTTTAGTTTGAGTGGATAAACGAAACTCTTTAATATCATTTAATAACAGTTTAAACGGTGTTAAAATGCTTTTTAAGTAGTTTACCTTACCACTATCCACAACAAAACCACCCACAACAGAACTACGCCAGTTTGGTGGTAATAATTGTTTAATTAATATATCTAAATTAAGATAGAACATAACTGAGAGTTGTATTTGGTAAATCTAATTTTATATGACCTGCAGGTGATTCTACTTTACGTGTAAAGTCTACTGTATTTAATTTTGATGTTGTAATAAAAAAATCTGTTACACCTTCAATATCCATCACCTTGTCAATTAACTTTGAAAAATAGAAGGTTGATCCAAAATCAAATACTTTTATATGTTCCTTAATTTTAAGTAGTACAGGCTCAGTTCCATCAGCAATAAGTATCCCTGTAGGCGTAAACAAAATAGGATCAAGAATTACGTCAGCTGTAAATGATAAAATATCAGCATCTAATGATTGAACAATAACTTTTGTGCCAGCTATTTTTCGTTTATATAAATACGCTGTAAATGAAGCCAACTCAATAGGATCTAGCTTTATCAATTCGCCTGAAGCTTCCTTAACGACTTTAAAATCCATAGAAGCATCAGCGTTTTCTTTAATGGCAACTCGTTTAATAATTTGTTTAGTAACATCTACTGGAGAGTAAATTGGTCGGTTATTACTAATAATTAAATTATCACCGTGTTGATAGTCATAACATAAAGCTAAATACCAATAGATTGAACCCGTTTCTGTTTTGTCAATTGTGGCATTAACCTCCGCTTTATGCTTATCTAACAATACTTCATAATACAATGCTATAAATACAATAATCTTTTTGGCATAATTCCAAAAAGACATTAAACTAGGATTGGATTGCAATTCATTTAATTGTGAATGCGTTCCTGCTTCAGTATCTATACTTTGTTCTATTTCTTGTGCTGTTCGTGCCATTTTAACTTACTATAAAATCTGTTCCTATTCTCATATATCCAATTCCTTCGCCCCTTGCGCCTTTCACAGTTGCAATATCGTGAGGTACTAAATATTCTTTCATTTGTGCATTAATTGTCTTATCTCTAATCTGTAATTCATCACCAAAAAACACATTATCCGTAATACCATTTAATGTTGGGTTGTCATCAACTAATAAGAATAAGCCTTCAATACTTCCATACTCCTGAATGGCTATATCTGCTAAACTTTGATTATGTTTTACTTTAATAATTTGCATCAGTATTTATTTTACCATTATCACTCACAACAATATTGTTGACTGTCATTCCATCACGTTCAAATTCAAATGTGATAGCACTTTTAATAGTTTCACTATTCTGATCATCATCTACAAAATCAATTATCCCAACCGCTAAGTGTGGAGCGAATTTATTCCACCCTTTATGCATAATTAAAATATCCTGTTGATGAGTTCTTGTAGATTCACCTAAACTGATTAATTTCCCCTCTATGTCAAATAATGTATCTATCATTTTAACTAATTGTTGCTGTTGCAGGTGCAGTTGTTGCTCCTGTTTGTGACACTGCTGTTCCTGCTGTTGCAACTGGTATTCCTGCTGAAACTGTAATTGTTGCAGATTTTACATAATCATCTATAATTGTAGCCAATTCAGTTGCAAAGTGATCATCTGCATTATTTTCTTTGGTTCTCATATCACCTATTAAGGCTAATATTGAGGCTTTTAATGTTGCTTTAACTAATGCCATAATCAATTAAATAAACCGTTAATACTTGTTACTAATACTTGAGCTTGAGTAAGTGTTGGTGGTAAAGGTGTTCCTGAAGGACCGACTCCAGTACTAACCGTTATTTGCTTGACCATACTCACAATGTCAAGTAATAAATCTTTTAAATCAGAAGCTCCATTTTTTAATGTCAGCTTACCTGAAGTCATTTCTAAATTCAATCCGTTGGAGTCAATAATAAATGTTTGATCTCCTATTTTAATTTTAACCTGGTCTATTTCATCAATGGCAACTAAGTATAAACTATTCTCATCATCACCTATTAAACCAACTAATACATTTGTCTTTTTTTTTGGTATCAGGATAAAGCCGTTTTCGTTTTCTTCAGTAGCCGTAAATAAAACATCATCTAACTCTAAATCATTATCAGTTGTTTTAACCTTACATGTAGAAGTTCCAACGGCTACAACCGTTGCCTGAAATACATTTGAAAATGTACCTTTGGATTTACCAACATTACTTTTTAAGGCTTCTAAAAATCGTTCTTCAGGTGTCATGCTAGTTTAATTCCTAATGTTATTTTTCTTACTCCACCATTTTCGCTAAATGATGATGTTACTGCTTCACAATAATAAATTGCCTCACGGTTTGGGTAATCTGTATCAATAATATTACAACTATAGCCATAAGTACAAAAAGGAAATAGCCAAGTTGTGATGTTACCCTCATATCCTGTATATCTATGCTTTTTAATTTCTTCATTTCCAATTATTTTTAATGCTTTTGGATCTGTTACATTATATCGGTGTACGGTAACTTTATCACCACCTTTTTCACCAACTAGTACTTTTGTTTTTTCGTTTTTTCTATTGATTCCAATGACTTCAATTTGTACTTTTTTATCTTCAATTTTTACATATTTTAATGATGCTTTTTCTACGTTTTTTGAAAAATCATAATTTGCATCACCTTCTTTATAAGTGTATTTTAAATGAATATGTAATACTGTGCCTTTTACAAATATATGTAACCCCGTTTCCTCTTTAATTTTTTTAATAACATCATAAGCTGTTGCATTACTAACAGTAAACTTATCGTATCTTAAATCTGATACACCATCTCCTTTTACAATTGTAAACCCTCCCAGTTGTGACATGACATCCTCTAAAACCTCTATAGCTTTAACGTTCTTATACTGTTTGTTTTTAACTTCTTTTCTTGTTAAAAACATACCATCTTCAACCTCAATAATTATCGTATTATCAGTAGTGATACTGCTTATAAATCCTTTAAATTCATCAAATAAAGTTTCATCATAACCAAGTTTTATATCAACTTCATCTCCACGTTTAATTTTACTTTCAATTTCTAAAGCTGAATTATAAGCCATTCCGTTAAGCTTAATTGTTGCCGTATCAGATAGCTTGTTTGAACTTTTTCTGACTTCACAAGACAATAAGTGATTGATCTTATAATTACCAACTTGTATGTCATAACTCATTATATATGACATACTATATTTCTATTAATAATGAATTAAATAACTGATCAGAATATGCATTGATTTTATATTCTTGCATGCCTAAACCTTTTGTAAAAGGAGTAGAGAAAGTACTAATGGCAATTTGTTCAATACCAAAAATTGTTAATAATGGATTTAATACTTTAATATTACCTTTATATTCTAAAATCTTACGTAATTTTCTTACTTCAGAAGCTGGGTAATTATTATCTTCAAAATCAATTAAAACACCTTTTATTCGTATAGAATAATCATCACTAGACCAATGCTCTTTTATAGACCCACCACTTTTAGCTGAAGATGGATATCTACGCTTAATTTTATTCCCTCCAGATATTGAAATCATAGGTTCAACTTGAAGCTTAAAATCCAAATCAGGAATAGATAGTGTTAAAGGCATAATCATTTCAACGCCCAATACTGTTTTTTCAGTTTGAGAATCAAAAACACTTTGTAATGTGTCTAATGGATTATTTGGAACAAACGCATCCAAGTTTCCACCTGCAGGAAATGGAGGACTTACGTAGCCATATAACTGACTGTAAAGTTCAGATACATCAAAATCGTTACTTATGTAATTATTATCACCCATTATTGTCCTACTGATTGGAATGAACCATGCAGTCTTCTTGTTAAATTATCTAATATCTCATCTACTAATTCGTTGGCACTGTCCTGTCCGTTTGTAATAGTTTGGTTAACTGTCTCCAGTACTTTGTCAATTTGAACATTAAGTGTAAACTGTTTTTTACCACCAGTTGCAATTGCATTGGATGTACTTTTAACAGAATCAATAGCATCAGCTGTTGTTCCTGTTCCTGATCCGCTTGAAGACCGAGCTTCTTCTTTAGCTGGAAAATTATTTCCTTTTTTAAATTTGATACCTATTTGACTTCTAGCAATAGCTAATTGAGCTAGGTTTTCTGCTTTCTCTTTATAATATTGTTTTGATGTTTGCCTTTCTCGTTGCTTTATTGCGTCAATTTCACTTTCAGCTCCAGTAACAATTGGAGCGGTTAACGCTTTTTTTGCACCATCAAAATCAAACGACAATGCCAAGTTAATTGACTTACCTATGTTATTAAATAAGCCTTTTATGTACTGTCCAAATTGTTTAAATCTAAGCCCTAAAATTTTCAAGTCATTCCATATTAAACCAAAGCTATACTTCATATTAGACCGCATCATTTTTCCTGATACTTTAAACATTATGGTTGCAGCTCTAAAACTTTTAGCCCAACCTTCAGTATGTTTTGAAACCCAAATAATAGCTGCTACCATGCCTGCAATAAAACCGATAATTAAACCAATTGGATTTGCATTAAGAGCATAATTCAGTAACCATTGTTTTGCTGTTAAAATACCACTCCACAAAGCCATTCCTTTTGATGCTATTGTTGAAGCAATCATCATAGTTTTTGCAAATAAGAATTGCGCACCTAAAGCACCAACGGCAACCCCTAATGGAATAATTACATCTAAATTTGCTTGAATTGATTCAGGTATGGCCATAAAGAATTCTGGTACCATTCCAATATTATCAACTAATGAAATACCAAAATCAACAATTCGTCCTAAGAAAGGCGTCATTTTCACACCAAGTTTAGCCATTTTACTTTGAAACTTACCTGTTAAGGTTGACCAACGCCCACCAAGCGTTAATCCTTGTTTTTCCATCATCCCATTAAACATTCCACCTTCTGACGTTACTGTTTTAAAAGCATTTTCTACCATTCCAAACGATAATGCTCCTTTAGCCATTTTACCTTTTAAAGACACCATACTTTCACCTGTAGTTCGAGCTATCTCTTTTAATGGATTGAATCCAGCATTAATCATTTGCAATAAATCCTGACCTTGTAACTTACCTGCAGAACTTACTTGTGAAAATGCTAACGTTAATCCTCTAAGTTTTTCTTTATTCCCTCCAGACACATCACCAATCATTTTTAATGTTGGAACAATTTTTTTGCCTTCAATTCCAAAATTTAAAAGCATTTTGGAACTTTCTTGTAAATCTGAATTTGCAAATGGGGTAACATTTGCAAACTGATCAATTTCTTTTAAAAGAGCATTTCCCTTTTCAGCAGAACCAAGCATAACACCAAAACTTACTCGTGTTTGTTCCAAATCCATACCGAGTTTAACGATTCCACCAACAGCGCCGAAAGCGGCCATTCCAACAGCTAAATATCCAACTAAACCAAGCATACCACCTAATTGGGTTTTAACTTGTTTAAAGCGTTGAATCATTGACAATGGTGGTAACGACTTTAATTTTGATAAGCTTTGCTCTGTTTTCCGTATTTGTAAATTGTACCTTTTGATTGAACTCACATTGAAAGCACTATCACGTTTATTTGCTAAACGTGATAAGTGCTTTTCTAACTGAGCGATATTGGCAGGTACTCGCTTTGCTTGGTTTAAAAATTTGTTTTGATTGCCAATTAATTTACTGTAAAATTTATTAGAGGCTTGAGAGGCTTTCGCGAAACCTGAACTCATCATGTCTTTTAGCCTTAGTTTGTATGTATAACCACTCATCTCTATTCTGATTTACTTTGTTCACTTTCTTTTTTTCTAATCTGTTCTAATTGCTTATACTTAATAGCCCATTCTTCATCACTTAACTTGTCAACATCAACACTTAAATAATACTCCATCATTGTGTCAATCCAAATAATTGGATTAGAATCCATTTTACCATCAGCTTCAACAATTAGATTTAATAAAAACCCGTAATTTCATTTAAGTATGTAGTCATCTCTACACAAGCTCTGAAATAATAGAAATCATTTGTTTTAGCTTCTTCACATCCTCCAATCCAACACTTACTTAATACAACTGCACCAGGAGAAACATTATCAACTGTTCCATTTTGATGGTATGCCTTAGCAAAAGCAAATTTAATTGCCCCTCTGTCAGGTTTTCTAACATAAAAAGCAATACCTGGTTTAATTACTACTTCTTTTTCTTTTCCTTCTTCTGAACGTTCAATTTCTACTTCACGTCCAAGAATTACTTCTTTCACACCTCCGATATATTGATCGTTTAATGCTTTTAATTCTTTAGGCTCAATTGTGCCCTTTGGGAGTTTTGTACCTGCCATATTATTTTGTATTTATTGATTTAATTTAATATCTAATGCCATAAACGGCACGTCAATAGTCATAAAAGCGTCTCCTTGCTTTAATCCCATTTTTACTTTACCTAATTTCATTCCTTTAATTAAGTGCGTTCTGTGTTCAATTCCTCCATCTGGAGAAAAATGCCAAACCACATTAAAGTATTTTTTTTGATAATTTTCACCATAAGAGTTAATTATAGCTTCAAACTCTGATTGTAACATGGAAATCGTTCCACTTACCTCATGATTTTTTTGATTAATCGCTTGGGCTTTTCCACCTTTACCTCTAATAGTTTCGTGTTCATAACCAAACTCAACTTCAATACCAGTTGCTTGGTTCAATACTTTACCACCTAAGGCAATAGAAATGTCGTTGTACGAATATTGTTCTGAATTCATAATTTATACGTTTGCAGGGTTAATTAACCCTAAGTCAATATTTATCATTTTTTTATAGCCTTTTGGTTGAATTCCTAATGAGATATCTAAATCAGAAGTAGCAATTACATTTTGATTTGGGTTAATTAAAGCAGTAACATTACTTGCCTCTCTATTACCAATCATTTGAAGTTCAATTTGATTTTCAATTTCAGCCTGTAAAGCTTTTAAAGTGGCACCTTCAATCTTACCATTTTCATCAACATCAATTTCATCTTCAACCTCTTCAACATAAGTTAAGTAAGTTATTGTAATACCTTTGTCAATTACAAATCCATTTACAAATGATGCATAATCATCAGTTAATGCTGTAGCAGTTCTGTCTGAACTAAAATAGAAACCTGATTTACCAACAAATTTTCTAAAGAAGATGTAACCTTTGTCATGAATTGATCCCCAAGAATTTTCTAAACTTTCGGTTGTGGCTTGGTTGGTGAAAAATGCTTCTGAATTTTGTAACGCTCCATTTTTTACACGTGATATTTTTCTTTGAACTGGTAATTTTGCCATTGTACCTAAAGCAAACCCAACTGATGAATTTTTAATTGCTGAAGTAGCTCCTAAAAGCACACCTCCACGGTTAAACCCAGCGGTTGAATAATCTTTTAAATCGGCTGTTATACCATTAAAGTCTTTACCATCTACTAAAAACCTAAATGGTTTAAAAGTAGATGCTGCCTCATTTGCTAAAACCTGACCTTTAATTAACGCTTTGTCAACATCAGCATCCAATCCATTTACAATAGTTACACCTGCAGCTGATTTTCTTGAAACTGCTAATTTTCTAATTGATCCTTTTGCATCATCGATTAACTTTTTTGCATAAGGTTTAGTTTTATCCAACATATCCTCCATTGTGATTGTTGCTAATGCAAGCATTATCCACAATTCAGCACCTGTACCTGCGGTGTCATAAAACTCTTTAATTTGAGTATAAGCATATGCATTTAATCCTGTACTTAAAATACCTAACCCTTCAGCATCAGCTAAAGAAAATATTTGTTCAGAATCACCCACTGTAATCTTATTAGCACCTGTAACAGTTACGCCTGTTAACACAACCCCTGCAATACTGTCCTTTGACGTTGGCACACTTCCTAGTGAACCATTTTTAACGTTAATATTTACTCCTGGTAATCCCATGGTCTAATTTTTTATATTTCTGTCTTTTCTTTTAAGAAATGTTAAGTCAATGTTTTTTGTTACTCTATCTGATACTTTTTCAACTGAACGGCCAACAATATAACCTCCTAAGCCTAATCTTAACATCTCCCAAAAGAAAGGATCAAGCTTCACAATTTTAAGATCAAATAAAGGGCCTATAAAATAGGTGTAAACAACAATAGAGGCAAAAGCTAACATCACTATAGGTCGCCACGACCTTTGTAATCTATCTCCGCTTATTTCAGTTACTAACACCTCTTTTTGAAATTTTGCAATATCAGTTAGGCTACTAGTAACTATCTCAGTCAGCTCCGATTTTGCTTTTAGTTTCTCCTCATCATTTGTGACAATTCCATCAATAGCATTGCCAACTGATTTAGTTAATTCTGTAGCACTTCCTTTTATGAGTTTATTCCAAAGTTTCATTTCAGTTTTTCAATTTCGATTTCAAGATCTCTCAATCTGTCAGCCTGTTTATTAAGTCTTTTATGTTGTTCAGCATTTGTATCAGAATTTGATTTAATATCACCTTGATGAGATGTTAATAATAAATTCAATTTATGAAGCTCATCAGTAAGGTGTTCTAGTTTTCCGTTGGTGTTTTTTAATCCTGTAACAAAACTTTTTAAACCTTGTTTAATGATGTAAATAAGTATCCCAAGTAATACAGTTCCTGAACCGCCTAAAATCCAAACCTGAACACTTAGTATTTCAGGTGATTGCATAATTTTGTTAGGTTAAGCTTTTCAGCATTTGAATTAACTCTTCCTGTGGATGACAATCACTTTTATCATCTCTATAACTGACATGCGAAAACAAACCACTTTCACCCTTTAAGGCTCTGTCTGTTACATCCCATATATCAGAATTATAGTCTAATGGTATATTATAGTGTTTGTTCCAATATTTTAGTAATACGGCTGTGGTTTCTAATTCTTTATTGCCATAAGCTTCAAATGCCTCATAACCTCTAAATCCATTTTTATAAAAGGTCAGGTTCTTTTCATTTAAAACAACCTTTATTTTGTTACCATATTTATTGGTTAATTTACCAGTACCATACTTATTAGGATATGCCCTCCATTCATTATCAATGAATTTTAAACCTCCCCAATTGTCTATTTCAAGCCCTATAGATGATTTGTCTAAACGTTGATAAGGTATGTTTCTATCCTTAAATACTTTTGATTTAATACCTAAATGGTAGCCCCAGTATTTAGAACTGAATAATTGATTTACTACTCCTTCAGAATCTACAATAACACAAGTAGCAATTCTTGATTTACTATTTAACCAATGTCTGTAATCACCATTTACACCTTTACCACTTGCAGTGTGATGTAAAACAATTTGATTTTTAGTATGTATTTCAGGTATATATTGGTTGGTTGGGAATTTAAGTTGATTGAATTCAAGGCTTGATAATAAGTTCATGTTTTGATGTGTTACCGATTTGGCATCAGCTGAAAAGCTAAATGTAAAAACCGTGATTAATACTAATAATAATGTTTTCATAATTCTATTTTAATAATTTTTACTGTTCACTACCAAAACCTGATAGCGTAGTTCTATCAGGTTTTAAATTGTATTTTATTAGTGTTTAAACTCTTCCATCAATAATAACAGCTCTTCTTCTATCATCTTCAATTACAGTTCCAATGAATTCACCGTAAATTCTAATTTCAGTTCTTGGAATTTTATTACGAGTATCATTCTCCATTTTAGTCATGGTGAAAGTTAAATCATTCAAAAAATAGATTGTATTTCTTTTATCAATCACTACAGATGCATACTTATCAGTAGCTATTGGTGTTGCATCAATAGCTCTTTTAGTACCTGCTGCTGTATAAGCCACATCAATATCATTAGCCACCATATTAACACCTGCATATGCTTTCGGTGTCATTGTAACTTCATCTATTAAAACATCAGCAAAACGGTTAGCTGTGTCTTTATTTTCTTGCAAATCAATTAAGTGATTTTTAGATAAAACCATAACAGGTTTTTTAATATCCGTTTTTCTTAACATTGACGTAATGTCTTTTGGTACTAACTTTTTCCTTCCAGACCCATCATCATCACCAGAGGTTTGAATTACTGGCGTTTTAGCACTATCAGAAACAGGAGCAATTGCATGTAAAGCAGCTTTTAACATACCGTTATAAACTGCTTCTACTAACATTTTACGCGCTTCACCTTTTTTATCAAAGGCTAAAGCTCTTAATTCTTCTTTATTGAATTTTAACGTTTCTGTTGTAAAATTCATCCAAGGAATAACAGCCTTTTTTCCGTTTAATTTTCTAGGTATTAAAACTTCATCTTCATCCAACCCTGTCTCTACTTTAATATCATTAATCAATTTTTGTACTGAAATACCATCAGCTGTTGCAGCTGCTTTATTTACTTTACCAAAAAACTTAGTGAAATTGTCTTGTGTGTCATCCAAATCCTTTATAAGGGAAGGTGCTACATATTTATTTAAGTGTTCTCCGTCTACTAATACTGGCATAATCTAATTCTTTTATAAGTTCATTAATTTTTCATACTCTTTAGGTGACTTTTCACATAAAGCTTCTAACTCAACAGGTGAGTAATCGTCTAAAGTTTTAACTACTTCAGGTTTACCGCCTTGCAATCCTTCTTGAATTGCAGCAACAATATTAGCTACACCAGTTCCACCTTCAGCAGGTGGAGTTTCAACAGCCTTAGTTCCTGATACCATTTCTAAAGTGGTGTCAAAATCGCTATTGGCTAATTTTTCAATTTGTTCAGGCTGTAATCCTTTTGTTACAGCTAAAGCAGAAAGTGATTTAACAGCATTACCTTTGATGCTATTAACCATTACTAACGCTTGGTCTTCTGTGGCATTTTCGGGTAATCCCAAAGCCAATAAAACTTTTTTCATTTTTATGTTTTGTTTTGATTTGTTCTTTGATTTGTTTTTTTTAAAATCTTCTATTGAATTAATTAATGCAGTAGGCATGCCTTCAGCATATTCATTCGCTAAATTTTCAGCATTATTTGGTAATGAATCATCATCTTGAATAATTTCATCAAACAATCCAATTTCTAATCCTTTATCTGCAGAAAGCCAAGTTGTTTTAGCCATCATGTCTTCAATTTCGGTACGCTTAATGTTTAACTTCTTTGCGTAAGCGTCAACAATGATTGTTTTTGAATTTTCGTATAACGCTTTAGACGAATCAAAATCAGCTTCAGAAGTAGCCTCTATTATCATAATAGGGTTGTGGAGCATAGCTTGAGAATTCTTGTAAGCTTTTACCTTGTGAAAATATGGTAATAAATAAGATGCGGCACTTGCCGCTAATGCTCCAACTTGAACTGTTTTAGTTCCTTTAAATCTGCGTAGCTGATTTATGATTTCGTTTGCTTCTAATACCGAACCTCCAAAACTATTAATGTAAACATCTAAGTCTTGTACGCCTGAGTTAATTAACTGATCAATTTCATTGGTAAATTTTTCAGAGTTTGCCTCCCATGAACCTATATGCCCTACAATTCTAATTTCAGCTTTGCCTCCTTGGTTTATTATTGAAAAAGTTAATTTATTCATAATGCGTTTTAATTCGTTTCGCTGGTACAAAATTAGGTAGCATTTGTTGAGTAAAAAAATTGTGTTTCCTAAGTTGGTACTGGGTTTACCTAACTTAGGTAGAATTCTACCTAAGTTGGGAAACACGATTTAGAAAATCATTTATAAGTAGCGAACTTTGTACTTATGACTAATAACCAATCAGCAAAAATTTTATATGATCAAGGCTTTGAATTAAAGGAGATTTCCAAAATTATAAGGGTGTCTTATAATACTATTTCTAAATGGAGTTCTAGTGGTAATTGGAAACAACTTAAAACTGATAAGCTATTAAGAGAGGAAACTACACAAGATAGTATCCGAAAATTGATTGAGTTTAAAATTGCGGAAACACATTTGGGAATGGCATAGAGAGAGTGCTAAATCTGTGTTTGCTGATATATTTGTTCCAATTCACATGTTAGTATCAGGTGAATTAACTGGTGTTATTTTAGCAAGTGAAAACGCAGATAAAGCAAAAAATTTAATTAAAGATGTTGAAGCTCAATTAAGAAACAACCAACGATTAATTAATGACTTTGGAAGTTTTGGTATTACCGGTAGTTGGTTAAGTGGTTTTTTTCAAACTAAAAATAGTATTGGCTTTTGGGCGTTTGGTTTAGGTCAAAACCCTGCAGGTGTTCGTAATGGATTTAACCGTCCAAATTTGGGTATTGTTGATGATGCTGATGATAAAGACAAAGCTAAAAATCAAAAGCTAACCCAAAGTAGAGTAGACTGGATAAAGGGTGAATTTATGGGATGTTTAGCAAAAGACAACCGTTATTTTATTTACTTAAACAACCGTGTACACCGTGAGGGAATTACCGCACGCCTTGTAGGTGATATTGAAGAGAATGATCCAAAAGATACAAGTTTCGCACACGTTAAAGCTTACTTAACTGAAAATCCTATTACACACGAGGCTATTTTTCCTGATGGTGGTACCGAAATTGAAATTTTAAATGACTTAATAGAAAAAGGTGCTGTACCTGCTTGGAAAGAATACTATTCATTAGAAGATTGTGCTGCTAAAATAGTCGATTACGGATTGCGGAACGCCCTCCGCCAAATGTATCACCACCACATTGAAGAAGGTAATATATTCCATGATGATAATATGCCTTGGAGTGAGCCCTTTTTATTATCGAGTTATGATGCTTTGGTGACCTATTGTGACCCTGCCTTTGGGGAAAGTGGCAAAGGTTGTTTTAAGTGTATTGTGTTAATGGGGAAAAAAGGACATTTATATGATGTGCTTCATGTTTGGTTAAAGCAAAAAGGGAATTGGATTAACGCTCACAGATATATTGCTGAAAACTTAGAAAAATTACACGACATACCTTCAGCACATAAAGAGGGTGTAAAAGTAAAAGCAGCGGTTATGCATTGGGTTGAGGCTAATTCACTTCAAAAAACTGAATTACGTAAATCTTACCAATTAGAAAATTTAGGTTTTGAAGTTCCTTGGTATCCAAGATATGATGATGACACAAAACCAGAAAAAATTGGACGTATTGAAAATTTAGAACCAACTGCTAATCATAAACATTTACGTTTTAATATCAATTTAAAAACTAATAAAGACATGATTAAACTACGTGAACAGTTTAAAGGCTTTCCTAGTGGATTTATAGATGGACCAGATACAGTACAAGGAGCAAAAGACAAGTTAGACAAAATGGCAAGGAAGAGTACTTTTAAAACAAGAGTAGGAAAATACTTAAAAACAAATTCAAGATGGTAATATATTTAAAACAAGTTGATGTACAGTCATCTATTCGTGATCATAGACTGGAGCATATATTAGACAATACAGATAATACAAACACTACGGATGCTTTTGAATTAGCATCTAGTGAGGCTCAAAGTGTGGTGCGTGATCATTTGATTAAATATGCCATAGATCTTGAATTTGCAAAAACAGGTGATGATCGCCATAAAAGTGTTGTGTTTTACATTAAAAACATTTGCTTATACATTTTATATGAGCGCATTGAAGATGATGAAGTCCCTGAACGAATTGTGAAAAATTATAATGACACAATTGAAACGTTGAGAGATATTTCAAAAGGAAAATTAACCATTGGTTTACCATTAGCACAAATTGACACAGATGGTGACGGAACACCTGACACATACAGAACCAAGTTTAGAGGAGGTTCAGAAAAAAAAAGAAGGTATTACTAAACAAAAGCACTAATCTGTTATAAGATAGATATGAATAAATTACAAAAATACATCAGCAATACACCTTGGCTTAAAAACTTTGGGCAATCATCAACCAAATTAACTGATTTTACAAAAGAAAAAAAATCTGGACGAACGTTTGAATTAAAAGGAGAACGAACTTATCATTTTGAATTAGGAGTTGATGTTTTAAATCGTGCTATTATGGAGGCAGAAGATACTGAAAACCCATCACGTCAACAACTCTATTCAATTTATAATAGCTTGAAAGATTTACACGTTAAATCACAAATTAGAACGTCAATTTTTAAAGTCATTAGTCAACCTTGGGTAATTGTAAATAAAGACAATGAGCCACAAAAGGAGTTGACTGAGTTGTTTCAAAAGAAATGGTTTAACGATTTAAACGAGCATATTATAAGTACTGAATTTTGGGGGCATTCATTAATCTATTTCAATTTTAACACTAAAGGTGATGAATTCAAAGAAGCTGTATTATTTCCAAGAGTCCATGTTTTACCTGAACAAAACAGTATAATTCCAAACTTAGGAGATCCTACACGAATGTTTTCATACAAAGATATTCCAGACTTAGAAAAATTATTTATTGAAGTGAAAAACACTGAACCTTTAGGCTTATTAAAGGATATTAGTCGCTATTCAATTTTAAAGGATTTTGCTATTAAAGACTGGGGACGTAGTTCTGAAAAATGGGGAGATCCACATGTTATACTTAAATCTTCATCTACTAGTAACGAGGAAGATGATAAAAAGGAAGTTTTTTTACAAAACCTTGGCAATAATGGTTATGCTATTATAGATAAAGAAGACGAAATTGAAAAACTAGAACGTGGTGCTGCAGGTAGTTCTCATAAAATATTTTTAGATCTGATTAAATTAAATAATGATGAGAATTCAAAAGGTATTAATGGTCAAACTGCTACATCAGATGAAAAAGCTTTTGTGGGATCCGCTGAAACTCATGAACGGCTATTAAACGACTACACATTAGCAAGATTAAAAGATTTAATGTTTTATCATAATGAAATTACTTTGCCTTTTTTAATTGATTATAATAACGGTAAAACAGCATATAAACAATTGGAAGGTATGAAATGGATGCCTGTTGCCTTTATGGATGCAGTTGAAGAAGATAATCCAACAAAACCAAGCAAAGGCAAAAAACCAAAATTAAAAAATAACGAGCTTGATAATAGTTTGGAAAACCCTTTTATTTAAGCCCCAACCGAATTAAAAGTTTTCAGTTAGGGGCGGTATTAAATAAACTTTATAATACTGTAGAAGTTGAATTAACCAATGACGGTATAGATGACAAAATTAACAAAGCTTTAGCTGATATTTATAATGGTAAATCAAATGAATTGGTAAATGCTGATTTATTTGAAATAACAAACTCACGTATTAATACTGCCATTGATAAAGGTGTAAACAGTTTAGATGACAACATTAAAAATATTGCTTTTACGAATCAATTAAGAAGTAGTGCTGGTGTTTTTTCAGTTTTTAAAGGACACCACAATACGCAAGCCATTTCCGCCTTATTAATTGGCAAAGATGGTAATTTAGTTCCTTTCAACGTTTTTAAAACAGAAGCGTTAAAGGTGTCGAATAAACACCTTAAAAGTTGGTTAAGGACAGAATACAACACTGCAATACGTAGAGCGACTGTAGGGGCTAATTTTCAACAGTATTTAGAAGATATAGACTTATATCCAAACTTAAGGTGGACACCATCACGTTCAGAAACACCACGTAATTTACACGAGCAACTATATGGTTTAGTATTACCAGTTAATGCTCCTTTTTGGGTAGATAATTTCCCTGGTAATTTATGGAATTGTAAATGCGGATTGGAACAAACCACAGCAAGTGCCGGAACAGCTCCGAAAAGTAAAATTGAGGTACCAAGTGGATTAGATGGTAACCCTGCTTTTACTGGAGATATAATTGCAAAGTCACATCCGTATTTTAAAGGGGTTGATAATAAAGGGAGTGTAAGTCAGGAATTTGAAAAATTCAAATTAAGCTTTCCATTTCATAAAAAACCTAATTATGTAAGTAAAAACGGAGGTAAAGTTTTTGTACATAGGTATGCTGATCCTGTTGATGTTGTAGAGAATTTTGATGTTGCCAAACTGATGCTTGATAAATTTAAACTAGATCTAAAAATTAGACCACATTGCAATAATATTATTACTGGTTTAGGAGATACAAAAAGAAAGAATCCTGGATACCTGATTAACGGTTTAGTTGCAGATTTAAAGAAGATTGAAGGAAATAATATATCTAACACTATTGGTAAAGCAAAAAAACAAGGTAATGAAGTTGTTGTGTTTTACATTAAGAATGATCTATCTGTACAGCGAATAATTGAAAAACTAAATGGGAATTTTAATGCAAGAACTAATGGTAACCCATTTAAGGAGATTTACATTATAAAAGACAATGAAGTTGTAAAATATTAGGCACAAAAAAAACGGCATTACCCAGCCGTTTCATGGGATGAACTAACAGCCTAAACTGCTTATTCAATACAAAGATACAAAAAATATAATAAATGAATGATTTAATTAACGACTTGAATAATTTACAAGCCAATTTACATAAAGACATAATGCGAATAGCCAGGGTAGAAAGTGAAAAGTTTTTTAAACGTTCATTCGACAATGAAGGCTTTACTGATAAAGGATTAACCAAATGGCAATCTGTAAAGAGTGCCAACAAAAAAGGGAAAATATTAACTAAAACAAGAACTTTGGCTGATACACTTAAAACAACCGTTAGTGGAGATACTATTTTAATAAACAGTCCAACAAAGTATGCTAAAATTCATAATGAAGGAGGCAAGGCAGGCCGTGGTGGTTCTGCTACTATTCCAAAACGGCAATTTATTGGAAAGTCTGAAAAACTGCACGGCATATTAAACAGACAAATTGAACGCTTAATTAACAAACGCTTAAAACAATAATTAAATGGTATTTAAACAATTATTTAACGAGATTAAAACTAAACTGGACACTATACCTGAAATTAATTTTATGGATTGGTATTTGGACCAGGATAAAACTAAAGGAGGGATTCCAATTACGCCAGCTGTATTTATAAAATTTAAACCTGTCAATCCAAAACAACTCACAAAAAAAAGTCAAAATATTGAAATTGAATTTGAATTGAAAATTTATACTGACTTTAAAAAATCAACACATAAACTGGTGAGTGATAGTGGCCACTTTAAATTGGATGATGATGTGTTTAGTAAACTGGTAAAATATGAACAAATTGGAGTAGAACCAATCACTAAACAAGATGGCTTTTTATATAGTTCTCAAACTTATGTCACTAAATTAGTGATCGCCTTGCCATTACCACCACCTGCAAATACTGTACAATCTCAAAATATTACACTAAAAATAAATACTACCTAGTGATGTATTTTGTAATTTTGTATATGCCACGACAATCTACTCAAAAAAAACATAAAGCTGTTTACACTTTTTTTACCAATTTATTTGAAATTAAGCGTAAACGATTAGATGATTGTATTGCTGAAACTGCAGCACATTTTTTTTACGAAGAGAGAACAGTCGAGAACATTTTAAGGAAATTTACTTAATTTACTATATTTAATCAAAAAAAGCTTATCAAATTAATGATAAGCTTTTCGAAAGGAAATTAGTCAATATTTAATTCTGTCATTAATTTTTCGATACTAACTTCAATACATTTTTGGGTTACAATAGTATTTTCCTTGGTAAGGTTTATTAGCTCTTTTAAATAGGTTTTTACTTTAGCCAGTCTGTTACTTTTTCCTTTAGCAGTTTTGAGTAGCTTTATTTCTTTTATTTGAATATCTACATAACGGTCTAATCCTTCTGAAAAATATTTTAAATACAATTTATCAAATAATTGAATATACTCTTCAGGTTTAAATAAATACTCTACATGTAAAGAATCAACTAAACGATCATAATACCTAGTTTTATACTCTTCTAAATTCATAGTAATAAATTTACTATAACTATTTTTATTCTCTTTTTTAAAACCTACTAAATTAATAGCTATGTCTCTACTAAAACTTAATCGACTCAAAACTATATCAGGGTTGTTAGAATTTAGCACAAGATGAATTGATTCTAGTAGCTGAACACCTTGGGATTTTTGATAGACCTTATCTTTTCTTATTGTTTTTATCTGTTTTTTGGGTTGTTTTTGTTTTTTTGTTAATTTATTCTCAGGGTTTAACCGAATGTTTTTATTGGCATATATAAAGCCGAAGACACAAAGTAGAATTAAAAGACAGCTTGGAATATAAAGTTCTACGCTAAAAAAAACTAGAGCAAGAATTCCATTTATTATTGAAATTATTTTAATTATTGTTTTCAT